ATGTCACCTGCACTGTTCAGTCTTAACGACGATCTGCGGCAGCTGCGTGAGGCGGGCTATTCGGTTCGTCGCGTGGGGGGCTTCCTGGTCATGCAGGAAGTTCCGTACGTTGATGCAGCTCGCAAGGTCAAGCGTGGCACGATCATCTCGGACCTATGCCTATCGGGTGATCGCACGCAGAAACCTGAGCCGCACACCGTCCATTTCGATGGGGAATTTCCATGCGACGCGCTGGGCGTGCCGATCTCGGCGATCAGTGCGGGCTCTGCAGATGCCGATCTCGGGTATGGTCTGCGCTCGCGACATCTCTTTTCATCCAAACCTGGACCGCAGGGCTACTCGAACTACTTCGAAAAGATGTCGACCTACGCCTCGATCCTCGCGGGACCTGCCGCGGTGCTAGACCCGACCGCGACGCCACGCGTGTATCGGGAGCCGGATCCAGAGGAGGAAAGCGTCTTCAACTACGTCGAGACCGCTTCTGACCGGGTCGGGATTGGGCATCTGACGGCACGTTTCAAGGGCCAGCGCATTGCAATCGTAGGCGTGGGCGGCACCGGTGCGTATGTGCTGGACCAAGTGGCAAAGACGCCTGTCGATGAGATCCGCATCATCGACGCAGACGATTTTTTGCAGCACAACGCTTTTCGCGCGCCTGGTGCCCCCTCGATTAACAGGTTGCGCGAAGCACCTAAGAAGGTGGACTACTACGCAGGCATCTACTCGAAGATGCATCGGGGCATTGTTCCGCATGCGGTCGCACTCTCGGCTGACACGGACCATCTACTCGATGGCGTGTCCTTCGCGTTTCTGTGCATGGATGCAGGTGAAGCGAAGCGCGTGGCGGTCGAGAAGCTAGAGGCGATGGGGGTTTCGTTTATCGACGTCGGGATGGGACTGACCCTCGATGGCGACTCGCTGGGCGGAATTCTGCGTGTATCGACAAGCACGCCCAAAGACCGCGCAACGCTGCGCTCGTGCGTTTCTTTCTCTGGGGGAGGGGCCGACGACGTTTACGCAACCAACATCCAAGTGGCCGACCTTAATATGCTCAATGCTGCATTGGCAGTCATCAAGTGGAAGAAGCTCGTGGACTTTTATCGAGACTTCGAATCAGAAGTGCACTCTACCTACACGACGGATGGCAACCAGCTCGACAACAGGGTGACAGTATGATCCGCCATCATGTCCTCGAGCCACGATTCGTCGTGGCCATTCCTCAGGTCCTAGAGGCTGGCGCGCTATATGTCTCAATGGAATACGGCACTGTCGTCCACAGCTGCTGCTGCGGCTGCGGGCGGGAGGTTGTGACGCCCTTGACGCCAACGGATTGGAACCTGAGCTTCGATGGCGAGGCGATTTCATTGAAGCCTTCGGTGGGGAACTGGAATCTGCCGTGCCGCTCCCACTACGTGATCTCCCGAAATCGGGTCATCGAGTGTGGGAACTGGAACCAAGAACGCATCGATGCTGAGAGGCGGCGTGATCGGACTGCGAAATCCGCCTACTACCAGAAGACTGGCGCCGGTAGCGCGGATCACACTCAAGGCCAGACGCTAGCTCCGTCTTCGCCTTCAACTAAGGCGTCCCATCCTTCGTGGATGCGAAGGCTCTTGGATCGGCTGGGGAAGATTTGATGCTGGGTTGACTTGGCGCTGCTCCTGCGGCGCAGGCGCCGTTCGAGCAGCGCAACATAAAGGAGCCTCGTTGACGCTGAAGCGGGAGGGCTTGCCGAAACGCTCGAGCCTGGGCTACGTCGCGCGCCTAGTTAGGGATCGTCTTCGGTATAGTTTTCTGAGCCGAAGATTTCTTTAAGTGCATTAGTTCTAAGGACAAACAGGTGATTGACTCGACTCCAACCACCTAATGCATAAACGGACGGTATGCAATGTCTTTAGTCTTCGAGTAATCGAGCTGCAGGACCCGCCAAAATCCCCCTCCAACCCGGCCAGGCGGGCCCGCCGCTGCGCGATCTCGCCGACCGCGGCCGGGGAAAGGGCAGGGCCCACCCGCTGTTTCCACAGCCGCCGGAAGATCGCCCCCTCGGTGAGACCTGAGACCTCCAGCCAGTCTTGAAGGGCGAGGGCGGCCCGATCAAGCACCGGCTTATCCGGTGTCGACGCGGCCGTGACGCCGGCTTGCTGCGTCTTGCTGTGCTCCAGCCGGTAGATATAGCCCGCCTCGCCAATCCGACACAGGTCGCGAAGATCGGCGGCGGCGATCTCGCTGCGCCGGCGCCCGCCACTGGCAAAACCGAAGCAGAGTAGGGCACGATCCCGAATTCCTTCCAGGCTGTCGTCGCAGGTGGCCAGCATGGCCGAACATCACAGGGCAATTGAGAGACAGTTGCGCCAGGATCTCCATGCCGCCCAAGCAGCGGCAGCGACGGCGAGCCAAGCCGCGAACATCCTGCGCGGACGGAGTGACGCCCTGGAGCAACAACTTTCGAGCCTGCGAGATCTGCCGGCGCAGCTCAAATCGGCCTTCAAACGGAGCCAAGAAGTGAAGTCACCACCTAAGACTCGCTCAAAGCGACAAAGCCCGAAATAGCGCCCTACGTAAGCAGCACCCAGTCAGACCAAGCGCCATCCGTGGATCAATAAGGTCTGCAGTCGACAGCCGCGAGTCGAGATTTCCTGCAATGGTTCTTCATGCACTGAAATTGTCTCCCTTAAAAGCTGAAATCTTTGCAATGGCAACCTAAAAATCTCTGCGATGAACAGGGCAACTTCTCCCCGTCAATCAGGAGCCATTGCCATGTAGAGCCGACAAAGGCCCAGATCCGGCGAATCCTGCATTTCGCATAATGTATATTATGTTCAGAGCAATCCGCAGGTGGCTGGCACGCCGCTTGCCTCACCCGTTGATCCCGCTGAGGCATGGAGCCTGATCGTGCGAGATCGCAACCTAACCGGCCCTTGGGCCGGTTTTTCGTTTAAGGGTGGCCGACTGGTCACGCCCGAGGGCCGTGAACTGTACCCCGAGGATCTGGCATGGCTGTCGTTGACCGCTGCGCAGGCTCAAGAATGGCGCCGGATGATGGGGCAACTTCGCAACGATCCTCGATCGGGACATCCTCGAAACCGCTGCAGCAGTAAGGCTGGCGTAAACACCTTTCCTGCAGTGCCTGCAGAAGTGATTGAGGTGGCCACCTTGATGGCCCGCCGACAAGAGAGATTGTCCAGGGTGATGGCTGACCCCGACGCCGAGCCGCCAGCAGCAGTCCTGCCGGTACCGGGGCCAAGACGCCGCCAGCGCGTGTGAGGCGATTTCCGTAGGGGCGACGCCCCTACACCCCGTCACTGGCCGCTGTAGCGGTTCTGGACCGACTCAGGGAACGTTGCCATGGGACGCTCACCGACAGCGATGATGGAGCCGGCATAGCTGCTCACGGGTGCCTGCTGGGCGGGTGCCGGCATTGCCTCAGGAGCGGGCCCGGCCTGCTGGAAGTCCCGCTGTTGCTTGTAGGGGTTGTAGACAGGCCCGTTGCGGGCGAGCGTGCGGCACTCAGGCTGGCTCAATTCGTAACGGGTGCCCTGCTCTGTCATGCAGCTGCACGACGCCTCAGTGCGTTCGCCGCGGCCATCCAGACCTTCCATGCTCGATATGCAGAACACTTGCGGGTCGGTGGTGATGGCCCGCTGATCGTAGATAGGTGCTGTCCAGGGCATGGTGCCGATGCGCGGGTTATGGGCGTTTGCGTACTCAGCGACGGTCGCATAGGTGACGGGAGCGCCCGCCCCCGCTTCCGCTCCGCTCCGCGCCGGCGGTCGCACTCCGTCAGATGCGGCAGCGAATGACGAGGTGTTGCCCTCACCCGCTGCAGCGACCTTTCTGTCGTACTTCCATTTGACGTAGGCGACAACCGTGCAGAGAACAACTATGAGAACGATGAGCCAGCGCATCCACATGGGCATGGAACGCTTGGTGGTGATCTGGGTAGTGCTGGTGTAGTACTGAAACACGTACTTGGGACGAACCCAATCGATAGTGTCTTCGCACTTCACCTGTACGTTCGACTGGTACTGATTCCAGCGCTTGAGCTTGGTCTTGGCTTTGATAATGGACGTCTGACGGACGTGCACATGTTCTTCGTACAAGCCACGCAGGAATGGGTCCAACTGCAACCCCTGCTGAGCAATCAAGATGAAGTCGAATCCACGATGACGGTGGCGTGCCATGGCCTCAATGTGAGGCGGTACTTTGGCGCCGGGGTTGCGGTTTGGAAGGATGGTGTAGCACTCGTCAAGCAGGATCACCGAGCCATCGGGGAGAGTCTCCCACTGGGTAGGGTCATCAAGGTAGATCCATCCCGCCTTCGCATAGTCGAGATCTTTAACACCGTGGGCATAGATTGCCCTGCCCTCCTTCTGGAGCTTGAATGCCTTGTCCAAGGCGTAGGCGGTTTTTCCGTGTCCAGGCTGACCGGTAACGAGATAGAGAGCCATTACTTGCTACCCACCTTGCTGAGGATGGCGGCCTGAGCACGGGTGGCGAGGTACGCGCTCAGAACCATGGTGACGGCAACGCCGAATCCAGTAGCGCCCCAGTAGGCTTGATAGATCGGAGGGAGCGCGCCGTACTTGGATTCAACGAAGCTTTTGAGAGCGGGCATTGCAACTTCGTGCGTGACGAAGCCAATGCCGAAGGCAAGGAGGACGCGCCCTACGATTCCGGGCAGATACTGTCGACCAGCGCTGACGAGAAGAGCAACAAGCGCGGCAATGATCTGAGGCATTACGGTGCACCTCGGCTAAGGATGTAAACGCACGCGACGGAGGCGAGCAAGATGATGGTGGCGCGGATCTGAGAAATGAAATTACAGAAGAAGGCTGGAGGCGAGGCCATGACTTGCATGAAGCCAGAAGAGAGGCCAGAGCCACCGCCACCGCCCGTAACGAAACCCACGCAGGAACCGGACCCGCCGATGCCGCTTTGGTCGAGGTCTGAGATGCCGATCTTCTTGGTCGTCAGCACATCGGTGTCACTGGGTGAGGAACCGGCGCCGGGATCGGTAGACATCCCAGTTACCTTGGTCCACTCAGGCTGGCTTCCGTCACCGCCGTTGCCAGAATCCTTCGCCAAGAGCTTTTCAGTCGCACACGCGGTGCGCCACTGCATCAGTAGTGATGAATATTCCATGGCGTCGCACTTCTCGCCGGTACAGATCGGCATGGCTGCACAGGTGCCACCAGCGATATTTCGGTTGCGGCGCGTATTGCACTCAATGCGCCACTGAATTCTTGCCTGACCGCAGAGGATCGGTGAACCGCTGCAGGACGGCGGCGAATTGCAGTCGTCACCTCCGGCGAAGAACTCCTTTTCACCCTCTCCGGGCTCGTCGGGATCGCCATCGCCATCTCTGTCCTTCTTACAGGTGCCATCGGGGCCGCGAACCTCTCCGGAAGCGCATTGACCATCGCCGGGCAAGCAGCGTCCGTCAGGAGACTTGACCTCACCTGCAGGGCACTCGGTGTCCTTCTTCTTACACGTGCCATCGGCTTGGCTGACCATGCCGTCCGGGCATGGCTCGGGGGCACACTGGCCTAGAGAATTTGGCTTTCTTCCGTCCTGGCACTTGCCCTCGGGTGGCTCGCAGACTTTGAGGGCGCCGTTCCAATAGTAGCCGTCCCCCATGGCCTTACAGTTGCCCTCCTCGTCCGCTGGGCACATGTCACCAGTAGGAGTCCAAGTCTTCGAAGAGTCCGCATTGCTTTGCCAGATCCCGTCGCAACCATTGCGACAGCCGAGACTGCCGTTCTTGGCGGCACCACCACTGGACCATGGTCCGGTGCCGGTATACGGGCTCTCTGATGGGCAGTTGTTGCGAAAATAGAAGGTATCGCCACCGAACCAGCCAAGCTCAGTACCGTCGGAATTTACGCCCTTGTAACGCAGGAAAAAATAGCCGGTCGCCGCTGATGATTGCCCCGTGCGCCTGCACTCACGAACGCTGACGCGCACAATCTGGAGATTGTCAGAGACGTCATACCCCTGACACTCGGCCTGTGCCTCAGCGATGGTGCAGGAGGCAGCGGAATTGCATCGAACAGGCGCAGCGGCACGCGCAATCTGTGGAACGAGAAGGTATGCCATGAACAGCAATAGGATCAGGAGTCTAGTGCGAGCCATAGCGCCCCCAGTAAACCCAGCATCACGAAATAGCCGACATAGGCCATACAGAACCCCCGAATTAAAAAGGGGCGGGTCGCCCCGCCCCTGATGAGCATGTGCGGCTGGTAGAGCAGCTATCAGCTGCCCGTAGCCTTCCGGCCGGAGCGGATGAACAGGATGATGCCCGCGACCGTCAGAACGACGACGCCGATGGCAAGGAGTTCTGCGGTATCAACACCGCCCTTGACGGCTTCGGCATACTCGCCAGCGAACGCGGGCGCCGATGCCAGGGCGACGGAGGCAGTGGTAGCGACAGCGGCGATCTTGTTGCGGGCTTTGCGGATGAAGTTCTGCATTGTCTGTCTCTCAGTTGGATTACGCGCCTACGACCCGACGGGATTGCCGGATCATGAAGCCGATAGCCCAAGCCCCCGCGATGACAACGGAGATCTCAAAGCCATCCTGCGCGCTCATGGGCGGTAGAAGCATGGGCGCGGGACCATAGAAGGGATGCGCGCACACGCCAGTGGATGCATCGAAATCGGATGCCTTGCAGTGGAGGGTGAGAACTGTCTCTTCCATGGCGACTCTCGGTAAGGGTGCCGCCCGCGCTAAAGCACGAGCGTCACCCGTGGTGGGTTACTTGGCGGGTACGGAAGGCGGTGCAGTGGTCGCGGCGACGGGAACCAGCACGACGCGGCGGCCAACCTCTAGATTCTCGAAAGTGCCCACCTTGAAGCTCGCTGCATCAACGAGGTACTCACCGGCCGGGTACGGAGGCTGGGTGTCGTCCAGCGTGAGCCGGAAGGGATGCGGGAAGTCTTCGCCGTCCTTGAGGATGGCAGCCGACTGCTCCCGAAACACCATCTTGGTGCCGTTCTTGGTGGTGATTTCGCGGGGCGTGATGGTGGTGCTACGAACGAGGATCTTGCTCATGCGGTTATCTCCAATTTCCATACGATGATCCGGCCCCTGTCTGTGATGACCTTCCACGGCGAGGGCCAGAATTCGCCGGTGATCTTGTCCACGTAGCCGCCTAGGGCCTTGCGGATATCGGCTATCGCGCCGAGAACGTCACGCGCTGCCTTGGGTGCTTTCCACCAACGCAGTTCGCGCTTTGATTCGTTGTCCAGGCCGCCGACTGCGTGCGTGCGAAATCCCTTCGGGAATGCAGCGGCCATATCGGGGACGAACTTGCTCGCGTACTTGGCGAGATAGCCAACCGCGTTGCGTGCTTTCTGGATCTGCGTGTGGCCGTGCGGCCACCACCCTGCCCTGTCCACCTTCGGAATGAAGATGCCCTTAGGGATCCAGATCAGGACGTGGTAATGGGGAACACCGGCTTTAGTGAGTTCACCGACCCAGAGGTAACGGAAACGCGGACGGTATCCCCGGTAACGAAGTCGGACAGCTCGATTGAAGAAGCCCCGGATGCGCTTAAGTGTCTCGCTAATGTCACGAGGGCTAGCGTCACTTCCGTTTCGGTAAGTCGTGGTGAGCATGTACCACGCTCCACGGAACGACCCTTGTTTCGCCTCTTGGTCATGAAGACGTGCTCCGGTAATCACTGACTTTTTCAAACGCAGCGCCCGAATGTGATTCGGGTCGAGCGTGAGAGACACGCGTCGCGTGTCACTTGTTGAAGAATGGACAAGCCCAAGGCGTCGGCCTCCGGCCGCCGCCGAGAATCCGTGCCCTGCGGACTTCTCATTGAACAGTTCTGCACGGCGCTGAGCGCCATAGGCGCGCGCATTTGCCGCGTCGAAGGCGGCAAGCTCAGGGGATCGACGGTCAATCGGTGCAGGCGACACCGGGACGCGCACGTCGCTTTCGCTGCACTCATAGCAGCAGTCGCCTTTGAACAAATAGACGGTGACGTTGCCGCAAAATTTGCAGGTGCCGCCGCTCATTCGAACGGGCCCCGGCCAGTGCGGTCGTACTTGATCCACCAGAAGAGTGCGACCAGCAAAACGGGAATCAGGAAGATCATGGGTTGCCCTCCTGCAGATCCGCGAGGCGTGCGGCCTCCAGCAGATCCCCGCGCTTAGTGGCATCAAGCTCAGCGCGAGCGAGGTCAATGACCTGGGCTTCGCGTGCAGACCGGCCACCGGCGTAATCACGATGGTCCAGCCACCACGCCACGATGCGAGCAAGCCCCATCGTCACGATTCCGACCGCTACTGCGGCCCACCAGAGTGCGTCGAACATCCGATGTATCCCCTACCCCCCAAGCCCCGCCCCAAGGAGCCCGCCAGCGGCCTTGGGGTGCCGGTGGCGGGGTGTCTAGGCAAGCTAAGACACGGCGCATGTATAGTTGCCCTAATACAAGCCTGTCAAGGGAAGCTAAGACATGACCGCCGTTCAGGAAATGCTGGATGCCGCCAAGAAGGGCGCAGGAATCCCGTCTGACAACGTTTTGAGCCAAAAACTAGGGATCACGCGAGCGGTGATCAGCGCGTGGCGCAATGGCCTCTATCCGGTGCCGGACGAGCGAATTGCGCAGATTTGCGAGCTGGCGAAGCTTGATGGGGCCGTGTGGATCGCGAAATTGCACGCCGAGCGTGCAACCTCTCCAGTCGAGCGCAAGGTATGGCGATCAGTGCTGGACAGACTGAGCGCGGCGGCGGCAGTGCTGGTGCTGGTAGTGTGCGCAACACCGGGCGTCGCTCGCGCAAAATCGTTTGATATTCAGTCGCTTAGCGCGGATCGCGGCGGCAGTATGTATATTATGTTCAAAGCAGACTGA